ACGTAGAAAGCTCTTCGCCTTCTTGTAGATTTTCTTCGTTAAATTCCTCTGGTGTATCTAGTATTGTTGCCATTATATTATAAACTCCGTACTCTTAAATAAGTATTGTGGAAAATTAAAAGATTATTTCTTAGCGGCTTTCGAATGTTCTCTTGCCCACTTCATAGTTGCTCCAGGATAGTCTCCAGATACAGCATCTAATACAAAAGAACATTTAGAAATTACCCGCTTTGCATCTTGGTCACATTCAGGACACTCTATAGTCTGTGTTTCAGAGTCTATAAAGCGTTCAGTAATATGTCCGTTTGAGCATTTAAAGTCATAGATTCTATTCGCCATTAACGGCTTCCCTCTCGCTAATTAGAATAGAGTCGTACGCTGCCCTGACCATATCTTCCATGTTGATTAAAGTATTTAAGACGTAAAGTTGTCCTTGTGTTTGATACAAAGTCTTTTCATCTGCAATAGCTTCAATCTGGAAGTTATCCTTATCTACTTGAACTTGCTCCATAAGCTGTGACCAGCCATCTGTGTTAAATAAGTCAAAGTAGTTCTCGTAATGTTTTACATTTTCTGGTGTCATACATTCTCCCAATAGGTGTATGTGTGGTTATGTTTATTTTTTAGTTGTAGTCTTTCTAGTTGTTGCTGGCTTAGGTGTATAAGCCTTTTCTAAATCTGTAATACGTTTATCTATTGCTTTCAGGATGTTGTTGATTTCTATCAGCACCCCATCAAGTTCTTGCTTAGTTACCATTAGGTCTCCTCATTTGCATTTCTACAATATCTTCTTTTACTTTTAACTCTTGCTGTTTTAAGCTAAGCTCTGCCATCTTGACAGCTTGTGCAAACTCATCAGGTGGTAGGGTCTTAGCAATAGCTTCAATACGGTCAGTCTCTTCTGCCACAGGTAGTAGCTGTGTCTCAACATTGTTTTGTTGAACTCGACTTTGTATCTCTGCATTTTGTAGTTGGATTTGTTGCAAGTTAGCCTTGGCAATCTCAAGCTCAAACTGCTTACGAATAACCTCTTCTTGTTGTGCTTGTGGGTTTGGCTGATTAGCTTGCTCGATACCTGCAAGGATTTGTTCCCGTTTAGTAAGATTCATAGACTCAACAATAGATTGAACTAGGAAGCTGTACATAGGACTTTCAGGAGGCATAGTTTGTAAAAGCTGTACTAGCTGTGTGACTTCATACTCACGAGCAATGATGCCGAGAGAACTAGAAGCTACAAACTTATGGTCTTGTGCTTTGTAAAGCTGTGGGTCAAACTGCATATAGCGATGTGCAGCTTTAGTAACGAAGGGAATTAGGAAGTTATCTTGGAAGTTAAGTAACGTACGCTTATGCCTCTTGATAATCGCACCTAATGACATAGAAATACCAGCAGCAGTTGCTTCACCATTCATAGCGTTCTGCATACCAACAGTATCTACTGCACCTGTAGCTTGCTGTACCATGTTTTGTAGCTGTGCGCCTTGTGTAAAGGTAATGTTATCTACAGCACCAAACTTAAATGGTTGTAATATCTCTGCTGGATTACCGTTAGTAAGCAAAGTTTTACCCGGGCGTATCTCAAACTGAGAGCCTCTAGGCATACGACTAGCATCTACTGCCATCATAGGGTGTACAGTAAGTGCAAGAGCGTCTATACGCGCACGTAGCTCTGTATCTAGGGCTTTTTGACTGTTATAACCCTTCTCACAGATACCACGTCCCCAGAATTTACTAGGTACTGCATCCCATTTGAACGCTACAATAGGTCTATCTTGCATCATAAACGGGTTAGCTACTACTTTAAGTAGGGTATCTCCGTTAGCAATTACTACCATAGCCTCAATATAGCCAGATTCTTGTTCTTGTTCTTCACCTAACGCTACAGCAATCTCATCTTCTTCTAGTTCTTCACCTTCTGCCTCATCGAACAGGGCTTTCGGAACTAATCCGTAGTAGCGAGTAAGGCGAACCCTATCATCTACGTTTATTGTAATATCTTGGTCAGCTTCTAGGTCATCATCTGCTGCAACAGTCTCTACATCTACGTCACGATAGACACCTTTTTCAATATCTATCTCTACTTGATGTAGTGGTACGTACATATCTACTGCACAACCTAGAGCTTCTTCGATAGATGTAGCTAGCGGGTCGATAAGGAAGTTCTGAGGCATAATAGGGCGTAGCTTAACTAAGAACCTATCACGCTCTATGACACCTACAGCTTGCATTTGACCATCTGGTGTAGGTTGCATAGCTGGTATGTTTTCTTTGGTTTCTTCTATATAGATTTCACCAATACCTGTACCGTATACAGCAGCGTTAAGAAGACATTCTGAAATACAAGTTCTTGCTTTGGCAAAAGTCATATCTTCAGAAAGTTGATTCTTTAAAAACTCTACGTCTTGAGAGCCTGTAGTGTCTTGCATATCGTCTTTAATATCGAACCAGCTACCTCTACCAAAGGTTGCCTCTTCTACCTCAGCTACAGACGATTCTACTGCTTGCTGTAGTGCAGGTGTAATAATACGAGAGCGTTCAGTTTGTCTTAGGCTATCTTCCTTAGACCAGATACCACGCCATAATCTGTAATACTCTTCATGTGATACACGATAGTTATCGTCATAGTGGTCACGCCACCCTTCACACTTGTCCATAACCCACTGTTCTAGGTTAATGTTGTTCAATAGATTATCTTCATTTTCCATACTTTACCCTAGTTGGCTAGTTTTCTGTTAGTTGCCCCTCCTTCAGAGGAGCTTTTTTTAGCTGCTTCCGAAGCCTCTTCATAAGCCCCTTTTGGAAACCTTGGAAACTTGACCTCATTTTCTTTTTCGTACTTATACGCTAGTCTTGCTGCTGTCCTTGGAGAAACATAAGTAGGGTCTCCTTCAGGGCTCCACCATAGAGAAGGTATATTCCATACTTTTCCATCTGGAGAATCCTCAGAGATTATTATTTCTGTAGATGGTTGACCAAAACCTATATCTTGTGGTTTCATAGTCTCTGGGTCGAAAGGGATTAGGTTAGGTAGTTCATCCCTATCAGGCAGGTCTAAAGGTATTACTTTTTCCATATCCATACATTAATATCCAGCTATTGGGTCTATAAATTCAAAGTCATCTTCATACTCTATATCGTACGCGTAACTAACTTTAGCTAGTTGGTCTATGTACGCTAGGGAGTCGATAAGGTCATCGTGAACTAGGGGGTTAGGGAACTGGAATAATTCATCTAGGAACTCTGAGTTCCAATCTCCAGTGTTGAGAGTAATAGCACCATTTTCAAACCTACCTTGTAAGCCCCAAATGACCCTATCTATTTTTCTTTTGTTACCATGTGTTAGTTCTTCTACACGAAAGAACTTCTGCCTAGACTTTTGTAAGTCCATAAGATAAGGTAGTACAGCGTTCTTTAACGCCCCCTTCTCAATACCAACAGAGATAGGTTCATACTTTAGTACAGTCCTAAATATCTTCTCTGCTGTCTTTTTAATATCCCACCTGCCGTAGATAATATCTTCTACGTACCACCCTTCTTCATTTACTTTAACAACGCTAATAGCCGTTTGGTCAAGTTTCTTAGCTTTCGATGTAGCAGCTTTAGATACGTCTGCAAAACCAGCCAAGTCAATAGCAATGTAATAGTCACCAATTTCTGGAGCTTCTTCACTAAACTTAACCCAATCTTCTTTAAATATTTCACTACCCATTGCCTCAAACGATGCCATGAACTCTTGCCTAAACGCAAAAGAACTCATAGTCTTTTTAGCAGCTTCTATCTCTTCTTCTGCTAGTAGGGGGTTGTCATACGAAGTAAAGTGCCAAGCCTCTAGTGTAGGGTCATCTCCTAATTCAGCTTGTTTGTACAGCTCATAGAAGTGGTTACGACCCATAGGAGTTCCGATAAACAAAGCACTACCTTGTTGGTCAGCTAGGGCAGGACGAAGGATTTGGTCAAACACTGCTGGCTTCATATCAGCGTATTCATCCAATACTAAGAACTTAAGAGACACACCACGCATAGTCTCTGGTCTATCTGCACCCTTCAAGCTAATGGTAGCCCCATTAACTAATGTAATCTGGAGGTTGTTAATATGACTAGACTTGATTACTGGATGACCTAACTCTAATAGAGTAGTCCACATAATATCTCTTGCTTGCCCTTGTGTGGGGGCTACGTAGAAAACATGACCCTTCTCTAGCTGGAGAGCGTTTACGATAAGTAACCAAGCAGCTAGTCTGGATTTACCAGTACGTCGACCAGCAGCTACTATCTTAAATCTAGTTTCACTATTCCAAACTTCTTGTTGCCAAGGAAGTAGTTTAATACTGAGGTCGTTAGACACTATAAACTATTTATGTAATTAGTTAATGTTTGATAACGCCAACTGTCTTTACCAGCACCCCAAGGTACGTAAGACTTTCTTATAGAGTCCATAGCATTGATTAGGTCTTGGTCTGTGGCTTTAGGATTATTAACAATATCTTGAATAGGACTAACTAAAACACCAGTCTCAGATTTTTGACCTTTCAACAAATTATCTGACCATCGAGTTAGCTTGCTTTCTTCACCTGACTTAAAACTACCGCCCCAATGTTTAAGACTTAATAAAATAGAAATAGCTTTATCACTTAGGTTAGGGAGTTTTGTTTTTAAATCTAAAGCAAAATCTTTTTGTTTGTTAGCAATGTTTCGTGATACATTATCAAACTCTTCTTTTGTTAATCTTTCAAGTTTAACGTTTTCAGGTATTTTTGCATTTACCCCTTTATCAAAAGCATCAAACTGGTCTAGCTGTTTTAAAACTCTTTCAGGTACACCGTAAGATTTCATTTTAGCTCTGGATGTCATTGCGGCATCTAACCCTTGAGCTATAGTAATACCAGAGCCCGAAGTGGGTTTGTGTGCAAAAGATGCGTTTCCATAGTTACCTTCAAACTCTATTAGATTATCTTTATACATATCAACAATAGGGTCTGAGATTTGCTTATTTAAAACTTCTACATTCTGTTGACCTAACAACTCTTCTTCCCTAAGTTGGTCTCTAATCATAATATCATTCATTAGGTCAGCCTCTAGTTGAGCTATAGCACCTTGTTGTGAGAACTCAGGAGGGGCATCTAAATAACCAGCATCCATTACAGCCCTTTGTACATCTTCCTGTGTATACGAAGGAGTACCTAAATAACCAGCACCTCTTACAGCTTTCTGTACATCCTCTTGGGTATATATATCTTCACCGATAATAACAGGTTCATCACCTAATCCGAAACTAGTCG